GCGGGTGCGAGGTGCGTTGTAGCGCTTGTCAACACCGACAGCGGGTCGAGTGGTCATCAAGTACTCGTGCACATTTGCCCATTCCTCACGCCCAATGTCAAAACTAATTAACATGCGCTGTAAAAGCAGCTCAGGGTCAAAGACTAGGCGAAAGTCACGCTCGACGAAATCAGGCCTAATTGAAAAGATTATTTCTCGATGGTAGTAAGGACGTGATGTGCCCGACATCATGAAACTCGACAGTTCACTGAAAATGGGCACACCAGGAAACATGACCTTGTACATGAAACCAAGGGAATAGTAGTACTGGCCGAGACACTCCGCGAATTTCTCGTTTTGACAGACACCAATGGTGTTGAACAATTTGCGAAGGTTAGGGCACAAGAAGAATTTGCCGGGGGCATACTCTATGAACTTAGCACTACAATACTCAACATCACTCCAGTGGTGCTTGATGGAAACCTTGGCCGATAGACCAAACTCGTGAAAAGTTAACCTAGGCACACAACCACGCGGCAACGCCATCCAACTGTCATCACCATCAACGGCCATGGGTAACCGTGGCAAGCCGTTTGATTCCTGCAAGTAGCGGAGGCTAAGGTAGTTGATGATGGTGTTGAACAGGCCAGTGTCCATGTCGCCTGAGCCTCTGCAGCCGTAGAATGAGAAACGAACACCGTTCGTTGTCCTTCCGGCTTTGATGAGCTTGGCCTGGTGGAGCAATTCGAGTTCTTCATGGTAAGTGGCAGGATAGAACGCCTTGAGAAAGGTGAGTTCTATTTTGGTCAGCAACTCGGGTCGCTGAGTCGCGTCAAACTTAGAGAAGTCGTTCTCCATGATGTCCATGGTGTGGGCAGGTGAGAATTGGTCACCTCTTTGGAAATAATCTTTGCCTTTTGAGAAACATGGGTGTCCCATCACCAAGTGCTCTAACGGAACAGTGTATCGTCCGTAGGCAATGTTGAAAGCTGGGTTGCGGCCCAGAATGATACGAGGTGGCTTCTCCAAAAGGTCTTTTGCGTCCAGAAGATACTTCTCTCTTTTGACGAAGGCCTTGATGTTAGCGTCACGGACAAGAGAGAAGCCCCGGGTGTTGATCGATGATAATGCACGCTCACAGCGGCGCCGAGGATAGCCGCTGCGTGTGTCTAAAAATTCCTGAGTGGTTAATGGTTGCAGATATTTGTACCCCGCCTGAGCCTTGAGTTCATCGATTAACTCCAGCATCAGGCGGTTAAGGACCTCCTCATTATAACTAATTGGAAGGCCAGCTTCGAGAGTGTAGCGATTGCAAAGTCCAATAGCTTCGTTATGAGCACACGAGCGCATGATGGTAGGCTCAACTGGCTCATTGATGGGCAATGTGAAGCAGCGGTAAGCCACAACATCTTTGCAGCGTCCGCCAGTCTCTCCGTCGGAGACA